GGTATTGGTACGAGAATGAACCTGAACTGAGAACTAATGCATGGACTAACGCGCCGCTGACTCGGAATCGAAGATTCAATTTCCCACCTTGCACTAACTGGAAAGAATCTAAACGTCAACGGTCATGAACAAAGAAAAGCTATACACAAATCGTAAGCGGTTCTGGAAGGTACACATAGAAGCAGCCTTGGCTATCATAATCTTTGGCTCTCTGTTAGCTTTCCTATTCTGGCTTGACCGTAAGATGTTTCCACTATCATGAACCCTCACGACAAACCACCTACAACAATCGACGAACTCCTAGAGTACCCAACCTCTGCCGAGCAGATGTCCGACAAGGAACTGGAATCTTTCCTGCGTCCACACTTTCCAGCAACTAGACCAGCCAAACTAATCTCTGCCCTTGCTGATAAGCAAGAGCGCATGTCCGGCGCAATGACTGACGAGCAGTTGCTTGAGAAAGCACGAGCAGTTAAGGCAGCTAAACTTGCAGCACAACAAGGAAAATAATGCACTTCGAATACATAGAAGAACAACTCCCAAACGTACCGATACTATACCTTAATGCATCAAGCCTTAAGGTTACCGCATGTAAGCGGCACTACGCCATGATGGTCAACGGATACAAGGGAGAAGAAGGAGATACATCGCAGCGTGACATCGGTTCGGCGATGCACAAGTTTGCCGAAGAGTTCACGAAGACTGGCGATCACGCTGAGTCTGTAGTCTCGGCAGTCAAAGCATGGCCCAATGTAGCGCGCACTACTATCCTTGCTGCCGCTGCCCGGCGACAAGACATAGTTATCCCTCCGCCTATCAGATTCGAAGGCGAACCACTGGTTGAGATTAAGTTCTCTGTGCCTTGGTTCCTCGTGTCCCGAGAAGGCAAGCCTGTCTGCCAGATTATCCTGTGCGGCACAATGGACCATCTAGGCTACGACGCCGGGTCGGTGCGCCTTATCGACTACAAGTCTACAGCCTACGCGCTTGTCAAGTATGCGCTCGACAAGTACAAGCATGAGACACAGTTTATGTTCTACATGTGGGTGTTGCGCAAGTTCGGCCATCGTCTGTTGCCTCTGCATCTGCACAACGACATCGTTGAAGGGCGCTTCACCTCGCAGGTCTGTATCATCCAGACATCTGCGAAGGAACCACGCTGGTCACTCGGCCCGAAGATGACGATGACGCAGCATCAGTATGACGTGTACGAGAATGCGCTTGAGGATTTGCTGCAAGATTTGGTTAACGCATTCCTCGAATCATTCCTTGCCGAGCCCGACGGCATGTTGCGCAATGCCTGCCAATACTGCGGGTACAAAGCATACTGCCATGCGAACGAAAGCATTGAAGCTAGCAGGGCACTTGCTTCCTACCCCGTTGAACCTTACAACCCATTGAAAGAAAGATAAGACATGATCCTAGGAAAGAAACCGACACTCGCGCCTTCGACTCCGACCGTGGCGAGCGGCGCGCCCGCGCCCGCGACGCCCTCCTCGACGCCACCTGCGCCCGTCGCCGCACCTACTCCTTCGCTCTCAGTGCCGCCGCAGGCCCAGACAAACCTGCCTCCTTTGCCAGCGAAGATCGACAGACGCAAGCCTGTCGCCAACATCCTTATCGTAGGTGAGTCTGGCTCTGGCAAGACTCGCTCACTCAAGGATCTTAACTGGCCCAGCGGATCAATCGCATTCATTGACACAGAGGTTAAGGGCTTCGAGTGGCAGCACCTTATCCCCGACGACTGCTACTTCCCTTGCCGTAACTACTCCGATGTGCTGCAAGTTATGCGTCACGTCGAGGCCAATCCTAAGTTCACCATTGGCGTAGTCGATTCGTTTACTGGATTCAACATCGGCAGTCACGAATCCTGTAAGACTACGTACACTGGATACGACATCTATTCACAGCTTAACTCTGCCGCAGTTAAGTTGCTCAATGCTTGTAAGTCTCCTCGTGTGCGCTGGATTCTTACCGCTATTCCTGAGACACTGACCGTTGAGTCTGCGGGCAACACGCTTGGCGTGGTTATCAAACGCGCTGCCGTTGTTGGCCGCGAACTCGAAGGTAAAGTCGAGAGCTACTTCTCCTATGCTGTCTTCCTTAAGGTAGTGGCCGCTACTGGTAAGAAGTCCGAACACTACTACATCCTGCAGACAGATGGTAAGACGCAGGCTAAGATTCCTGAAGGCGTAACCAATGAGGTTCAGATTGATAACTCTATGGCCAAGCTTCTGTCGATCATTGAGAAAGCTGAGGCTGGTAAGTGATTAACACACAGCCTATCTGCGGATAGGCTGTAGTTAGTTACTAACAAATAAATAAAATGAAAACACGTGTTGTCTCAATAACCGCACCTCACATCTGGATCGACGCTAACAACAAGGAGTGCTCTCCTGCTGTGCACGATGCACGATTGCTCACGGCAGAAGAACTCACTATCTACATAGCTCGCGTCTCCAACCCTACCAATCAAACCAATACAAACACAGCGCCAAAGCTACTCGCCTACTGTATCCGCAATGGACATTGGTCTGTGTTCGAGCATGTGCATATGACCATAGAGGTTGAGACTTCACTGGCTATTGCCATGCAGATCATTCGCCACTGGTCGCACAAGTTCCAGATGTTTAGCCAACGCTACTCTGATGTATCTAATCTGGGCGACATGATAGAGCCTGTCTATCTGCGCGCTAAGGCTGCAGGCGGCAACAGGCAGGGCAGCGGCGAGCCTGTCTCCGCAGCAATCCAAGACGAGTTCGACAAGTGCGTTGACGCTGCCGTGACTATGTACTCAAATCTTCTGGACCTCGGCGTCGCGCCTGAGTCTGCACGCTTCGTTCTTCCTCAATGCACGAAGACTCGGTTGTATATGACAGGCAACCTGCGTTCATGGATTCACTATCTTACTCAACGACTTGACACGCACGCTCAAGAAGAACATCGCGAGGTAGCTGAGTCTATCCTCGTCCACTTCAAAGCATACTTCCATACCATTCACGAAGCTTGCTCTACGATTGAGATTCCTGCGCACACTTTGTTTCCGTCCAACAAGTAACATAAACACATGAATAAACTATTGCGTCATCCGTTGTGGCGGGCTATACGGCGGTGGGAGCGAAGGAATGGAAAGGCAAAGCGATGAGCCATATTGGTGACGGCAACAAAATGGTGAGCGACACGCCCAGGACGGATGCGGAGGCCAATGAGCAATACTCTATGGTGCTGACGGGCAACGGATTGAGGCGTGCGCTGGTTCAATCCGACTTCGCCCGCCAACTGGAACGCGAGCTTCGTGAAGTGCAGTCCGAGAACATCCGCCTCCGTGCTGCGCTGGCAAACTCCAACGGGGCGTGGAAGAGATTGAGGAGTGGAGAATAACCAAAACTTGGCACAGCCATAGCTTACATACATTTACCCTAAGCGACAGGGATTTCGCTTAGGTTCTCCACGTGTGTGGAGAATACACACCAGCTAGCTCTTAGGGTACTCTCACTAGCTGGTGTCAATTTCGACCGAGGGGTGAAAAGGCAATCACGGGCGTCCGACGAATGGGTCGCTCAGATACAGGTTCGATTCCTGTCTCGGTCACCAATTAGACAATCTACCATGCTGCGCAGAGAGATTCTGCGAGGGAGTCACGTTGAGGAGCGTGGGGTGTGGTTACCTGGAGCTCTCATGAAACAGTAGATTGTCGCTTACTTTCCAACCGGAAAACAAAACAACAGTTAAACAGTAAAACATATGGCCATTGTTCGCAAGTCTACCCTGCCCGACGCGTCGCTCCCGATCCCTGCTGGATTCTACAATCTGGCAATCAAGAAGGCGGAGCACAAGAAGTCTGCTGCCTCCAACACTGACATGCTGGTGCTCGATCTTCAGATCGTGTCTCCTGCTGAGGTTCAGTCCGAAGGCCGCACGATCAAGATGGCAGGCAAGACCACTACCCATCGTGTTGTGTGCACCGAGAAGGGCAACATGTGGGTTAAGGAAATCGAGCAGTTGACTGGCGACGAACTCCCTGAGGAGATCGACACCACTGTCATCTGCCAAGCGGCGGCCGAAGCCCTCGCGCCCAACAGCGAGCAGGGTATTCTGTACCTGTGCAATGTTGAG